TCGTTGAGTATCTGCATATCAGTTCTGGCCGTCTTGTAAATCAGTAGTTCAACCTTCCCCGTGTTCCCTACCTTGTGTCCCCTGCGGACTTCCACTTCTTCCGCTGTAAGGTTGCGGAACTTGATAGTATCAACAGGCATGCTATTCTTCCCCCATGATTTCAGAAAGCCCCATGTCCATAAGAAGGAAAGCCATGTTTGCGGCTGCGTCCATAATCCTGTCCGTGAACTGCCCGTAGATTTTGGCATACGCTTGGACTTCCATAGGTTCAAGGATAAACGTTCCGTCGTAGTCCGCTTTCTTCGCTTTCTCGTACAGTGCCCACGCCTTTTCCTGCATGGACTTGAAGTTACCCTGTGTGAACTCGCCCCTTTGGAGGGTTTCAAGTGCCTTCGTTACCTGTTCTTTCAGGTCCTCGTAAATCGCTCTTTGTGTCATATCCGTTGATCGTTTTTAACTTGGTTATTCTTGGTTCTCTTGGATGGCGGCTTCTATGTCTTCGGGTGAGTAGGCTACCGCTTGGTAATAGATATCCCGCTCCAATTCAAAAATCTCTATGCTCATAATAAAATCCTTTTGCTCTTGAAGGGCAGGATAAGTTCTCCTTGGAAGCGTGCCTGCCCTGAACAAATATACAAAGATTTCTTGAAAGTTCCAACTATCATGGCTTGAGTTAGTTACCGGACCTCACAAGAAGGCTTGGTTCAAGAAAAAACCTAAATAGGTTTTAAAAAAACCTAAATAGGTTTTAAAAAAACCTAAATAGGTTTTTCTTTATATTATTATATTTTTATTTATATTTTTTTGATCTATATAAGACCGGTCTTCTTTAAGACCAGGATCTGACCAGATAAAAAACAATAAAAAAATATTTTATTATTATTTCTTTCTTTGGCCACTTTCTTTCTTCGGTTAGGTTTCAAGGAGCACTGATACCACGGGCTTCCAACTCCGAAGCCTTGATAGCGATCAACAAAAAGTAAAATCCTCTTTTGTATATTTGAACAGAACAGCAAGGGCGGTGCAGGTTCAAGGTATCAGAAAGTTCATGATTCAAATATTTTAATAACTCTAACAACTCTAACAACGGAAAGTTCCCGATTAGCCCCGCCCGCTGAAAGGGAACTTTCTTTTTTATTTCAACTATGAAACAAAAATATGAGTACCCATGTTCTATGTTTTGCACGGACATGCTTTTTGAGTTGGACAGGGACATGGACAGTCCTGCCGACGCTTGGGAAGTCACTGTTGCGGTACTGAACAAAGTCTTCAAAGGCAAAGAGCCTAAGTTTAGCAAGAAGTACCTTCGCAGGTACTATGAAGATTTATTGTTCACAACGCAAAGTGCGTATAGCAAGTACAAGGCGGACGGACGTTCAAAGACTTCTGCAGAGAACGGGAAGAAGGGCGGCAGACCGCCGATGCAGGGCGAAGAACAGGCAAAGACAGTTCCAGTTGACGAATACCATGAAAAAGTCCGTGCAGCAGCACGTTCACAGCAAAGAAAGCGTATTTACGAGCGTATTTGCGAGGATCCTTTCAAGTTCTGCGAAGGCGCAAGTTGGGAGGATATAACGCAGTATTTCTACGATTTAGAAGGTGAACCTTCCAATCTGCGTGAAGCCCTGCAGACGCTTCACAAAAACAGACTTATCAGCTTCACCAACGAAGGAAACAAGTTTGTTATAAAGCAATTAAGGTTTGCAGGTTTAAAAAAATCAGAGTAGTAATATCAAATATAAAAATTGAATATGGAAGAAAAAGAGTTTAGATTTCCAAACAAGGAAGACAAGGCATGGTGTCCCTTCATAGTGCACGAAAGCGGTTATATTGAAGTGCTCGGTAAGAAGGCACTCACTTGGAGCGAGTGCGAGGGCTTGATAACGCAACTTGAAAAGAAGTTCAAAGGGGAGGATAAAAAGTACGGGATTATGGAGTACGAGAGTGTACCAGTGTTTTTAGGGAAAACAATAGTTGAAGCAGACGACGAACCAGATCCTGTTCCAAGGCGAAAGAAACAAGAAACCGTGGGTTAGTACCCACGGTTTTTCTTTTTTTTATTTTCCAAAAATAACGATCAACACTATTGGATTTCTCAAAAATATTTTTATTTTAGCCAATTTTTGTTTTTGGCATGTGAAAAATCATGGCTTGTGCGGATCAAGAAATCTTACCTTCCAAAACGCACTTTACCCTTTGAAGGTAATACTGATAATTTCAGGAAAGTTGCATAGTTCCAAACAGCGTGAAATCATGCAAAAAAATCCCTGCGAACCGAAGCCCGCAGGGAAAAACAAGGTTATGGAAAAAGAAAGTTTTACTTGTTTTGGTGGTAGTTGTAGCAATCAAGGGCTTTCTTGATACACACGGCTACGGAGTGGAAGTTGTCTTTTTTAGCGATATTCATAGCCAAGTCAAAGTAGTTCAGCATGCCTACCTCGCACTCGTTGTATTGCCCAACGTTTCCGTTGTTTCTGATATCAACGGTGAGTTTCTGCAGGGTTTCAAGGATATTGGACTTATCCCGAAGAATACGGGCTTGAGTACCCGCGTCAATAAGCTGTTGTTCAGCGGCTGTGATATTGTCAATCAGTTCAAGGATAACCTTACCGTATTCGGCAAGGATTTTTTCTGTTACGATAAGCATACTTATTAAAATATTTTAAAATTAAACATATTCCGTTTTAGGCGGCAATCTCTTCCCAGGCGTTAACACCGAATACATCAAACTCTTTAATCCTTTTGTAAAGGCGAACCTCATACCCCTCTTTCTCAAGGGTATTCATAACCTTTTTAGCGGAACGGAGGGTTCCAAACTCAATAGTGGACATCCACTTTACGCCAGTGCACTCAAGGGAGCAAAAATCAATCTTAAACTTTTTCATGATAGTAGGTTTTTATTGTTATTGTTATCGTTTCTTTTTGCAAAGATAGGAATAAAAGATCAAAAATCCAAACACCTGTAAAAAAATCGTAACGGTCAAGTCAAAAAGGTATTGGAAATATAGAAATATTTTTTATATCAGGCAATCTTTTGCGATCAGCAAAAAAGGACGCACTTCACAGCGGGTCCTTTTAAAGTCATGAAAAAGATTTTTATAGCGAACTCCATATCGTTAGTGTGTCAATAACGATTGGCAAGACCAATATACAAAAATACACGTGCGCTTCCGCAGCAAGGAAGCACGTGTGTGATCAAGATTTCAAAAAACCTTCGTATATTTATTCCGTAGGTCATAAATACTGATTTGTACGGGGCAATCCGGCTGCTTGCGTTAAAGCGCTCCCCTTCCAACGGAGCCCCCGGAAGTTGGAACTTGGATTTCTTTGTTCAAAGCTATATATACATGTACAGGTCGAGGGGTTGGTACAAGGTGAAGCATAGTGACGGCTTCATGATTTACACTTACAGGGGCGGGTTAAGCAACTATTCGTTAAACGACTTCGCCCTTTACAACAAGAAGGGCGTCGTATCGTTGAACTGCTTCATGAACAACGTGAGCGAGGACGCTGACGAACACCTTGTAAGGAAGGAGTTGCATGATTATTTCGGGCAATACGGGAAGCGTTTGGTAGTGGTAGAAAGGTTTGGAAAGAAGGATTTATGTTTCAGGGTTGAAGTGCACTTCCCGTACCCGCAACTCCCTACGGTTCAAGAGGTATCCGATTGGATTGAAACCGTAAAAAACACTATTAAAAGTTGAAACTCTTGGTTTAATTCCTTTCATAGCCGGGTTCTCCGGCACGTTGATCGTTTGGGGGGCAGCAATTCGGCTACTCCCCTTCGTGGTTTTTAAGGGCGGCTATGGCTTCTTCAAGTTTCTGCAAGTCCTGTCTGTCTTCCCTTGTCTCCGTTATTCCCTGACGCATGGGAGCCCGGCCAGCGTTGAATACTACGCTGTCCAATAGTTTTGCGTAGTGGAGGCTTTGCCTGTTGCTTGCGTGTCCCAACATGCGCTGCACGATATCAACGGGTATTTGTAAGGTTGACAATAAGTATGTAGCGTACGTGTGCCTGGCCGTAAGGGTTGTTATGCTTTTCGCTATGCCAGCCTTGTCCGCTATTTCTTTCAAATACTTGTTGGTTTTGGCGTTGCTGATACAAGGGATATCCCCTTCAAAGAGTTCCCACAGTTCTGCAGCGTCTTCGTAAAGGATACTCAAATAGGTTTGCTTTGTCTTTATTCGCTGTTTCTTGATATACAGCTGCCCGTTCTCGTTGCGCTTCACGTCGCTCTTTTCAAGGTGCACGAAATCGGTGTATTCCAACCCTGAATAGCATAAAAATAGAAAGAAGTTCCGTACCGTGTCAAGGCGGTCGTCAAGTTTCAGTTGCCTTATCCTGTCAACTTCCGCCTGTGTCAGATAGGGTTGCTCCGGATCCTTGAAGGTGAAGGCTATGTTTGCGAAAGGGGTCTTGCTGATAATCCCGCTGTTGAAAGCCCAGATAAAAAGTGACTTGACTTTTTTGATTTCGTTACGCAGCGTGCCTTGTGCATAAACCGCTTCATATTTTATTTTGTAGTCTATAATCTGCTGGGTGGTTATGTCGGAAATATCCGTGTCCTTTCCGACGAAATCCATGAAGCGCGTGAACACGTTCTTGTACTTGGAATAGGCGGAGGTTGTCTTCACCTTGCTTTTCATGTACTCCCTTACGCAGTCCTGCACTGTTTCGTGGCGTTCCTCTTTCCCTTGCAGCAACGCCTTTATTTTAGCCGCAGACGCAGTTTTGCCTTCAAGATATAGTTGTGTCTGCCACTGGTTTATTTTGAGCCGTACGGCTTCGCAATACATATTTACATCGTTGGGCTTCTTTGCCTCCAACAGTCCCCTGAAATCTTCTGGGTGGCAGGACTTGCCGATAGGAAATACGAGCCGTTTCTTGTTCACAATAAGGCTGACCTCAACGGGTGCGAGACCGTTTTTGCGCCTTTTTGACGCAGAGCAAAGGAAAGATACGTTCAAGCTATCCATAGGGTAACACACTTTTCTATGGCAAAATAAGCCAAAAAATCGCACTTATCCAAACATGGTATCAAATATCTTTTGAAGTGGTATCAAATAAAATATCAAACAACCCCCGTTTACAGGTACGCAAAAGCCCCCTGCAACGTCGCAGAGGGCTGATAAGTGATTCCGTTGGGATTAAATTATGAAGTAAAATCAACTTGTTAAGCACCGTGGTATCAGATTTAGTAGCACCTCACAAGGGTGCTTTTTTATTAAAAAATATTTACCAAAAATACAAAAAACTCTTGAAACTTTCACAAAGGAAGATATGTTTTAAAAAAAAGCTTATGGGACAATACAAGGAATACCAAGAGAAAGTAGAAGCGTATGTATTAAAGCGTTTCAGGGAACACGAAGAAGGATATCGGGATTGGTGGTTTGATCAGACGGGAACGGAACTGCCTGACGAAATACCGAACTGGGCTGCGAAGGACTTATACGGAAGATACAAGGTTTGGCTGATAGACAAGAGCTTTGTCATGAACGGTATTGACGACGAAGTGGACGGCAGTTCAAGCGGAAAGCCAGCGGAGGTAAAGACGCTATACTACCCGATAGATTTCTTTGACGAACACCCCTTTATCCTTGACAAAAAGAAAGCGAACACCGTGAAGGGCTATATATGGTACGTTATACCAAACATGGAAGGCGGGTTCTACTGGTTTAGGTTCACCTCAAAAGATATTAAAATATATGGAAATAAGGGTAGGGGCGGAAAGAAGGACAACGAAACGAAAGAGGACAGCGACAAGGTTGAACTGTTCACTGATAAGAGATATGCAGAGGCGAGCGGTGTATGGAGGAAAAAAGGCAGGAAATCATAGATAAAATCATAAAGGAGCGTTTAGTGGAAACCTGTGTTCAATACAGGTTGAACAGGTGCCGTTCAAACTACTTGAAGGAAGAATTAGTCCAGGAGTGTTTTCTATGGCTTTGCACGTACGATATAGCCAAACTTTCAGACGCGTATGAAAACAACCACCTTTCAGCGCTGATAACCCGTTACCTTATCAATCAGTTCTTTTCAAAGACAAGCGATTTCTATAAGCGTTACAAGCGCTGGGACGAACGCACGGACGAAATAACGGACAGGGAACGGGCGATACCTGACAAAACAATAAACCCTTATGACTGACTTTAAGAAGATAGAGGAAGAATACCTTCCTTCAACACATGACGACGATTTCATGTACACCTTGAAGGAACGGATATTTACGTGCCTTACAGAACCTGAAAGAAGGCTGCTGATTTGTTACTGCGAGATAGGTTCTTTCGCAGGGCTTGCACGGTTCTTCCACAACTCAACCCCCACGGCGAGGAAAAAAATAAAAGAGATAATAAAAAAAATATGTTTTTAGATTTACTGCTGATACAGGTTATTTTGGTTATCATAACCGATTTATCCGGCTTCCCGGAGGACGGTATAAAGCCGCTTTTAAGGCGGATTACAGGAAGTCCCGGCGAGCCTTCAAAGATATTCACCTGTTCGCTGTGCCAGACGCACTGGGCGGGACTTATTTACCTACTGGTTACGGGAAACCTTACCTTCCTCAACTATGCACTTGTTTTGTTTTTGGCGTTCATGACACCGGTGACAGGTAGCCTTCTTTACTTGGTGAGGGATTTTTTATCAAGGATTATTGAAAGTATAAGCAACTATTTTGGATTATGAAAACTGAAGATTACAAGAAACTCCGTGAGTGGTCTGACAGGTTTGAACAGACCAGGTGCGGATATGTGAGAGCGACAAAGAGTGATATGGACCGTTTCGGACAGGTCTATCAAGAGGTTTACGGCAAGCCTATAACGCAGAGCCAAAGGACGTGCCCGCGCTGCATCCTTAAACTGTTCAAGGCTGTTGCTGAAGATTTTTGGGCTTTTGAAAAGAGCCCGGCTTATAAAAAACTGATAAAAGGTGAAAGAGAGGAAAACGACGCTGCCGGTATTGAGGGATAATCAGAAGGCTACCCTTTCAACGCAGATACGTATTCAGGAGCTTGCAGGGGTTATAGCCGAAAAGGGCTACGGAAGACTTGCGGCGAAGAAATATGTGGTGGAACACTGGGGGCTGTCTGACAAACAGGCTGAAAGGTATTACTACGGGGCTTTGGATTACCTTCGCCCGGAGGACCCTGACAAGTACCGCGAAGCCCTTATAGCAAGGAACTTCGGGGTATTGGAGAGCATGCTTCAGCGTGCTTTGGAGACAAACGACTTGTCTTCCGCTACGCAGATTGTGAAGGTTATGAACACCATGCTCAACGTTGGTGACAAGAAGATACAACTTGAACAGGGTGATACAAAGATCGTGGTTAGCTTTGGAGAGTGATAGAATAATAAATATAGACGTATTAGAAGGATTAAGACAGCTACCTGACAACTCAATAGATTTGATAGTAACAAGCCCGCCTTAAAAAGTATTGGACTATGAAAATAGATATTTTGAAGCACAGCTACTGCTGGGGATATGTGTACAGTATTTTCGCTGTTGAGGAAAGCAGGGTTGTTGGCACTGTGGAGGTTGAGTTTGTTGTGGACGACAGGGGCAACTCTTATGTCGAAGGGCTATTTGTGAGAGAGGACTGCCGGGAACGCGGTATAGGGAGTGTCCTTCTTGAAACCGCCGAAAGGCTTTCCCTTCAGGACGGGAGGGATATTGTGCATCTTGATATTGAAGACGGTGACGATTATGCGAGGGGGTTTTACATAAAGCGTGGGTACAAGGCTACCGAGAAGTGGCAGAACCAGCGGGGAAACTACCAGAGTTTTGAAAAAAGGACTGAAGGAGAGATTTAGTGGAAATTGAACTTGCAAAACTTTATCCTTGGCAGAAGGACGTATTTGACGACGTTGTAACCGACGACGGAAAACAACTTACTTATGTTGTAAAAGCACGCAGGCAAGTCGGAAAAAGTATTCTGGCAGAGACAGTTGTGCTTTGGTGCGCCTTCAAGCAAACCTGTATCAGTTGTGTGGTAGAACCTACCCTTTCGCAGTGCAGGCGTGTCTATAAGCAACTGATATCGGCTATCGGCGGTGAAAAATCCCCCGTGCTGAAAGCGGCGAACGCAACCCTGCTGGAAATAGAGTTCGTAAACGGTTCACAAGTTATTTTCAAGTCAGCCGAACAGGGGGAAGCCCTTCGCGGTATGACGGTTACGAAGGGCGGCGTGCTGATTATTGACGAAGCCGCCTTCATAGACAGGGAGATATTTGAAATCCTTTATCCTATCACGGACGCTTGCAAAGCCCCTGTCATGCTGATTTCAACCCCGCTCTTTTGCAGTGGTGAGTTCTTTGAAAAATACAGCCTTGGACTGAAGGGCGGTTCTTTCGTGAAGTCCTATGATTGGGCGCAGTACGATACGAGCGAACTTCTTGATCCGGAAAAATTGGAATATTACAGGGCTACCATGAGTGCCTTGAAGTTCCGCAGCGAAATCATGGGCGAGTTTATCACGGAAGGCTCGTATTGCTTCGGAGATGTAACGAAAAATTACGGCGAACTTTCAAAGAAGCCGTGCGTTTGTGGCGGTTTGGACTGGGGCTCAACGGGAACGGACAGCACCGTGCTTATACTGTTTGACGAAGACAAACGGGTTTGGGATATACAGGTTTGGAAGAACCTTGACCCTGTTGATCTGGTTGACGCTATTTCTGTTTATCTGTCAAAAATACCGAGCCTTCAGACGCTTGTGATTGAGACAAACTCAATCGGTTCAGTGTACCTTTCCATGCTGAAACGGAAAGTCAGGAAAGGGCTTATCAGGGAGTTTGTCACTACAAACGAAAGCAAGAGAAAGGTTATTGAAAACCTTATAAAAGAGTTCCAAACAGGAAGGATTACGATACCGCAGGACAAGGAACTTACGAAACAGCTTCAACACTACGGCATGGAGAAAACGCCTACGGGCAAGATAACCTACAACGGGCAGAACGGAGTTCACGACGACTATGTGATTGCCCTTGCCCTTGCAAACGAAGGCATGAAGAACGTTGGAAAGAAAACGGTGGTTGGCTTCGCGTAGGATATTGCATAATATAAAAAAATAAACGAGAAATCCAAAATAATATGATAGAGAGTTGGAAAGATTTACCCCTTGGGGTTTACAAAAAAATAACTGCCTTGGATCCGGAGGACAACGAGGGAAACCTGAAGGTGGTTGCACTGCTTGAAGGCGTGGACTATAACGATATCCTCAACGCACCGCTTGCGGAAGTGAAACAGAAAGTGCAGAAACTTGACTTCCTTGCGAAGCCGCCAAAGAAGCACCTTGTGAAACTCAAGTACAAACTCGGAAACAAGGTTTACAGGTTTGACTGTTCAGCAAGGAACATAACCACTGCACAGTTTATTGATTTCAGCAACACGAAGAAAGAGGACCTTACGGGTGCGCTTGCTATCTTCCTTATTCCCGAAGGGCACAGGTACAACGAGGACTACGACTTGGAGGACACTATGCTGGATATTGACAAGTATCTTTCCGTGGAGGAGGCACTTTCTATCTGCGATTTTTTTACAACGTTGTCGGAACTCTATATTCGCAGAACCCTTCGGACGGCAAAAAAAGCCCTGAAGAAAGCGAAGAAGGACGGAGTTCCGACGGAGGAAGCGGAGAAAGTGGTAGCGGAGTATCTAAAGTCAATATCTATCAGTGGCTCACGGCGATAGACGCTGTTGCTGAAACCACAAGGCTTGATTTCAACGAGGTCTTCCGTATGCCTGTCTTGGAGTTTTGGGGATATTGCAGGTACGTGGATTACAAGAACAAACGCAGGCAGGCGGAAATAGACAAGTTGCAAGGTAAAAACAGGATAGCATGAACGAAAATCTGATTAGGGTGCTCGGTGAGTTCGGGCAGGAACTCAAGCAACTCTTGAAGGAAAATATTGAAGCGGAAGGCGGTGTAGCCACCGGCGACATGCTCAACTCCATAGATTACGAGGTTGACGAAGAAACCGGACAGATAGTTTTGTATCTGCTTTCAACTGAATATTTTAAGTGGTGGGACCAAGGCACGACCGCACACTGGCCGCCGAAAGAGCCTATACTCAAGTGGATTGAGAACAAGCCGATTATACCCGAAGAAAGGATAGACAGCAAGGGAAACCACTACCTGCCTACCGTGGAACAGTTGTCTTACCTTATCCGAAGGAAGATTGCAGGTGAAAGCCCAAGCGGAAAGCCCGGCGGAACGCCTTCACACGGAAGGCTGAAAGCCGTTGCGGATTTACTTGCCGACACCTATGCTGAAAGGATTGGAGCGGCAATTATACAGGACTTTATAGCGGCCGAGGATTTCCCCCTTCAAATAGATATAAAAATATAGTATGATAAACGGAAAGGACTACATATTTACGGCTCTTGACGAGTTTGTTGAGGTGAGCGGGGAAACTGTACCCTTCGCCCTTCAAAGGGGCGGAGAAACGGTTTTAACGGGTATTGCGAGGCAGTTCCCTGACGGCCGTCCTGTCAAGTTCTACCTGAACAGGCTTGCAGAGGAATATCTTGATACTACAGGTTGGGAAAATCTGCTATTTTCCACAGGTGCAACAGTAAATCCAGAAGCGGGTGCAACCTTCACAATAAGGAACACGGAAACAAGCGCCGATATCTGCAGCGCCTATGTGATAAAGGGCTACGGGACTGAAACGGGAATAACGAGTGAACCGATAGACGGAAAGGCAGACCCGCGTATGCTTTTGTTCGTTTCAAACGCAGGACCTGCACAAAATATAAACCTGACTGTTCTATGATTTATAAATCGTTAAATAAGGATTTTTTCTATGTGGACAGCGGATCAACACGCCTGTCCTATTACCTTACATGTGAGGGCGAGACTATCTACACGGGCAGGGCTTACAACCCCAAGGGAATAAAACTGAATATCCGCAAACTTATTGAGGATTGGCTTGAAAACACCATGCCTGATTTCAGGTCCTTTGACGGTGTTATGGTTGAGCACCCGGAGGCTTGCAGGGTTTTCAGCCTATACGACGACGAAGGAAGCCTTTTGGAAGAATACATGGTTTTCCTTTCCTACGAGGATTTGGATATGCCTATGTTCACTTACAGGGGAATAAACGGGCATGCGGATCCAAGGCAGAAACTATTTTTCTGCGGACTTTCCGACACGGCTTTCTCGCTTACCTTTGACGTTACGAACCTGTTCTTCAATATCAGCAACGCTACCGTAGGTTGGACGGGTGGTATAGTCAGGATACCGTACTCTACGAACTATCCTAAAAACAAATATTATTTTGACGTTCCTGACGGGATAACGCTGATTTCCTATGGAAACGGCGAACTCGTTGTGTCTGTACCAAAGAACTATGGTTCTTCACGCAGTTTCACGATAACAGCACACAGGACGATAGACGACTTGCTTCTAGGTACTTGCGTGCTTACTCAAAGGGAGTGCACGGATTACCTTACTATTGAAGCACTTGAAGCAGGCGAACTTCATGGGTTGCCTTATTTGGAGTACGATACGTTTGAGTGGAACAAGAACGGCACGGGCTGGCATGGTGGAATCGTGGCGGCGGTTACGAAGATTTGTGATCTTGGCCCAGGCGACGTTGTTTATTTGAGACAGGCTTCAGGCGAGGGGCTTGCTCTTGACAGCGTAAGTTTCTGGACTGATTGGCACGTTGACACCCCCGCAAGGTTCAAGGTTTACGGAAACCTCATGTCCCTTGTTTACAGGAACGATTTTGATACCGAAAGGACGCTTAACTTCTCGTTTGACAACTTCTTTGAAGGCACTGCAGTAGTTGACGCAGGCGATTTGGTTATGCCTGCGGAAAACCTTTGCGAATATGCCTACAGACGTATGTTCAAGGACTGCACGCTGCTTGAAAGAGCACCTGTTTCGCTTCCTGCTGGCACGTTGTCAAGGGGTTGTTACGACAGTATGTTTGAAGGCTGTACGAGCCTTGAAACACCGCCTCATATTTACGCAGAAACCGTCGGCGTTGAGAGTTGCAGGGATATGTTCAAGGGCTGTTCAAGCCTTGAAACGACTACGGAACTCAACGCTACAACAGTCGGTGCGAACGGTTATGAAAGTATGTTCTCTGGCTGTACTTCGCTGACAGGACACTCACGGATTTACGCAACCACTTTGGGTGACAACTGTTTCAAGAGTATGTTTGAAGGTTGTACTTCTTTGGTTACTTCACAGGCGACGCTTCCTGCCACAACACTTCAGACAGGGTGCTATAAGAATATGTACAAGAACTGTTCAAGCCTCGTACAAGCACCTTCAATTCCCGCTACGCAGGCAAAGGAAAGCTGCTGCGAAGGTATGTTCTACGGCTGTTCCTCACTTGTCCAAGCCCCCGTGCTTTCAGCAACTACTTTGTACAGGTATTGTTACGCTTCCATGTTTGAAGGCTGCACAAGCCTCGTACAAGCACCCGTACTACCTGCGGAGTCGTATGACGGTGATATGGCGTACTACTGGTACAGCTGCTACAGCCGTATGTTCGCAGACTGCTCGGCGCTTACTTATATAGACTGCAGCCTTGTCTTTACGGGCGAAAGCACTTCGTACTGTGACGATTGGGTTCTCAACGTTGCGAGTGGAGGCACCTTTGTCAAAAATCAAAGTAACTACGATTGGCCTCTTGGAGACGACGGAATACCTTTCAGTTGGTATGACAGGAGCGTAGGATATACAGGCGAGACAGGAGACTATTCAACGCAGTACCTTACTCTTGATATTGTTTCTGGCGGTACTCTTCAGTTCGGCTCAAAGTACAGTTCGAACTATGAGACAAACAACGAATACTCAACGATTATGTTCTCCTTGAACGGAGGCGATTGGCAGTTTACAAGACCTGTGAGCGGATACACGCACTATTCGGCGATAACGGTTCAGTCAGGCGATACGGTTCTACTTATGAACAACTACAACAGCAGGAAGGATTGGAACGATCAGAAGCACTATTACGCACCGACGCTCTATCAGTCAACTGCCCTGTTCAACGTACGAGGGAACGCCATGTCGCTTATTTACGGCACGGATTTCAGGTCTGCACCGACGGGGCTTACAACCTCTACGACCTACGCCTTCGCAAGTCTGTTTGAAGAAACGGGCGTAGTGGACGCAAGGAACATGGTACTTCCTACGGGTTATTATCCGAAGTACGCTATGTTCCTGACCTTCAAGAACAGCACGCACCTTACCGCTTCACCTGTTATAGCGCCTGACAGTATAAGCAGCACTGACACTGCAGACGTGTTCGCACACACTTTCTACGGCTGTACTTCGCTTTCTGATATAGTGTACCTGTACGATACGAACTACACTACGGTTAGCTATGCGAGGTGGGTTTACAACGTTTCTCCTACGGGAACGTTCACGAAAAAGAGCAGTTCAAGGTTTGCGTCTGGTGAAAACGGAATACCTTCTGGGTGGACTGTTATCAATATTGCATAATATAAAAAAATATCTGAAAAAAACAAATAAACATGGCTACACTTACGGTAAACTTTCCAAGCGGTGTTTCAACTTACGTGGTTGAGGCGGCACAGTATGACGGGAGGGTTATAAGCCTGTCAGGAAAGACGATATATGACGTGAACCACTGCGGGGACGTGGCTCTTTATTACCTCAACGCTGCTGGCGGTTGGGACGCTTTCCTGATCCAAGGCAAGGTACTCCGTACGGACAAATACGCACAGGGGGATTACTACAAGAGTTTTGACAACACGACTATTGAGTTCGGTAAGAAAAGGTGGCTCAACGAGATACGCCCTTCATGGGAACTGCACACGAGTTACCTTACTGACGAACAGGCTGAAAGGTTTGTAAAGAACCTGCTGCCTTCAACGCAGGTGTATCTTCATGACTTGGTTGAGGATATCTATTACCCCGTGAACATAACCGACACACAAGCAGAATACAAGACTTATGCGAACCAAGGAAACAAACTCGTGGCTTACACTATTAAGGTGGAGGCTTCACAGGGCATGGAAAGAAATAGTTAGATTTTTTATGAAAAGGGACTTGAGATTATTCATAGACGGGGAAGAAGTTGAACTTCAAAAAAACCCGAATATCCTTCTTACCTATGCGGTTGACGAAGTGGTAAATCCTACGGCGGTAAAAAATACTTTCTCAAAGACCGTGGAGATACCCGGGACCAAGAAAAACAACAGGATTTTCAACAATATTTTCAGCCTTGATCGCACGGGTTTTGACGGTGGAAAGAAAATCCCTTTCCAGATTTTTGTAGATAACCAACTGTACGAGGAAGGCTATTGCAGGCTTGACAAGGTAAACAACAGGATTGGAAAGATATCCTATTCCTTGAGTTTCTTCGGAGGGCTTGGAAGCCTGTTCTATGCCCTATCCTTCAAGGAAGACGAACAGGGTGTTTCAAACAAGAAGACACTTGCCGATTTGGTTTACCGTTATGAAGGTGAGGACAGCGCAGAGGTTGACTTGGATTTCACTATCAACAAAGAAACGCTTCAGGACGCTTGGAACAACGTGGAGGGCTGGAGCACCAAGTGGAGATTTTTGAACTTCGCACCCGCTTACAACGGGCTTCCTGACGATTTTGACGCAGATAAGGCGCTCGTGCAGGTAACGAGTACAAACACGCGTGGAGGAAGGCACAGCGAGGTGCGCAGCGTTACTGTTGAGGACGGGGACGAAACGAAAACCTATTCCCCTTACGGTGGCTATATCATAGCGGAGTTTGACAGGGAGTATGTAGAAAGCGAGATGAGGGAGTTCCGCAGTTACCTTCAACGCCCTGTAGTCCGCTGCATGGAAGTTATAAAGGCATGCTGCCTTCCTGAAAACAACGGCGGATATACGGTGAACCTTGATCCGAAGTTCTTCAACACGAACAATCCTTATTGGTACGGGACATGGTGCACGCTTCCCATGCTCACTTCCTTTGACTATATCGGGCAGGAACAGACAACGGCGATAACCTTGAACCTTCAGTCCGCTACGGCACAGACAACGGGCTACACCTATATTGAAAACCGCAACCTTGTGGCTTCGGAGTACGTGGACAACGTTATGAGCGTTTCGGCGAAGGTGAAACTTTCTGCGGTTATTCCCGGCGGCACGGCTGACGCTTACTACCCTACCGCTTACAGCGTGCCCTACGAAGTGAACTACTACGGCGGTATCATAGTCCAACTTGTAGCCTATGACGCTTTCGGAAAGGCTGTTGCTGGCTCAAACCCGCAGTGGCTTGACGCAGCCTACGGTTCACGCAGGGTTTCAAGCGGACGCGGACGCTCACAGATACAGCCCGTTTTCCCTAAACTTGAAGATTTTGACGACTGGACTGCACCTTACGGAAGCACCTACGACCAAAACGGCGGAGGCTTCAAACTCACCGGCACCACCTACGAGTGGAAAAACGACAACGGGAAGGACCTTGTGGTTTCCGCTAAAAATATCCCTGTTGGAAGCACGCTCCGTCTTGAGATAACAAAAATCTACAAGAAAAACAACGGCACTAACAACGCCATGTCCCTTTGGGAAAGAAGGGAGATTTCAGGTTCGCAGACGCAGTATTTCAAGAAGGACATGACAAACTTCAACGTGTCCCTTGAAGACGTGAAAATATCTTTCGCCTCAAACGAGACAATCCGTACGAACAGCCTTTTCACGAAGAAGACACTGCTTTCAACTGATTACACGCCTTGCGATTTCCTGCTTTCCTACTGCAAGATTTTCGGGCTTTATTTCCGCAAGGATCCTGACAAGAAAGAAGTGGATATCCTTACGAGGGAGAACTTCTACAGCGGCGGAACGCAGGATATAGAAAGGATAGTTGACAGGCAGGACTTGCAGATAAATCCCGTAGCCTTCCAAAAGAAGTGGTACAAGTATTCCTTTGAGGACGCAGGAAGCGAGTTCGCTGAAAACTACAAGAAGGTTTACGGCAAGGACTACGGGCAGACGCTCGTGGACACGGGCTATCAGTTCAACACCGATACCGAAGACCTGTTCAAGGACAGTATTTTCAAGTCTGCGGTACAGTGCACGGAAAAGTCAAGCGCCTACGCCTTTTCACCTGATTACCCCGAACGCCTTCCTTACACTTTCTACGGCTATAAATACCTTCTTTACAACGAGGTTGACGCTACGGATACCTACGAGGTTGAAAAGGCTGCACAGGGCACTTATGACGCTTTCAGCGGCATATCCAACGCACTTTATTTCGACTTGTTCTCAAAACCTCAACTGCACACGGCTGACAACAGCCCTTCCGACGGTGGTAACGTACTTTTGCTCTTTGACGGTATGCAGGATTTGTCAGCACCGAACGGAGCTGACTTGGGGTACTACATAACGGACGACAACTCCTACATGAGTATCCTAAACGACGGCACGCCCTGCTGGCTCTACACCCGCAGCGAGACGGACGCACAGGGCAACAGTATCGCTTTGCATGTGCAGTATGTTCCTCACTTCGGAAGATATATCATATATCATGGAAGCGGGTTTATCACGAAGTCCCTTGACTTCGGAGAACCCGAAACGCTCTATATTCCCGGTGCGGTTTCCACGCCCGAAGGCACTATGTACCAAGAGTTTTGGAAGGACTATATCGGGGATTTGTATCATATTGATACGAGGGTGGTTACAACGAAGGTGCTTATGAGAGACAGGGTAACTGTTGACAACCTTCGCAAGTTCTATGTGTTTGACAACAGCCTGTGGAAACTTTCAAAGATATCCGATTGGAATATCAGCGAGCCGGGACTTACTACATGCGAGTTTGTCAAGGTGAACAATCCTGACAACTACTTGACGAAGGATATCACCTACGACCCTACGCTTATCGTAACTTTGTCAAAATACGAAGTTTCTGCGGAAGGCGAGACGATTACCTTCACGGTTTCCACTTCCGACGGAGGTGCTTGGTACGCAGAGATAGCGGAAGGCGACGACAACCTTACGATTACCCCAGACCACGCGGACGCTCCTACGGGCGGAACTATAACAATAGGATACAATACATGGGGCGGCTCTATGAGGGATTACGTTATTTGGTTCTTCGCGGATCCGGCCAGTGTCAAGGTGGTTATTTCGCAACAGGCGGAAACGCTTTATATCAATATGCAGTATCAGGGCAACGTTCCTGCAAGCGGTGCTACTATCCCTGTGGTTATTGAGGCTGACAAGCCTTGGAGTGCAGGAAGTGCCTACAACTTTGTCACCCTTGCACAGACTACGGGAGACAGCGGGACTACGAACACTACATGTACTTGGAGTGCGAACACGGGCAACACCTACCGCGAAGCCTACCTTACTATCCAAAGTGCTACACGCACGAGCCGTTCAAGCGCCTTGAGGCAGGACGGTGTGGATATGCCTTATATGGTGATTACGCCTTCAAGGGTTACGGGTGTTGCGAACAGTGGAGCGACTATAACCTTCACTATCCTTGACACGAACGTTGAGACATGGTGGGTTTACTCCAATCAGGCATGGGCTACCTTTGACAACGGCAACACGAACATGAGCGGAACTACGAATACCTTCAACCTGCATGTTGCGGCTAACGAAACTACTGCAAGCAGGTATTTGTGGCTTGCCGTAAGCGACGCTTCCTTGGGAACTACGGTTGTTCAGACTACGGTTGAACAGGAAGCAGGCGAAGGACCATATATGGTTTTAAGCCCTTCAAGCGTGACTGATTTCCCCGCAAGCGGCGGTACGCTTACCTTCAATATGGTTTCTACAAACGTTGAAAACTGGTGGGCTTACAGCAACCAGAGCTGGGCACTGTTCAGCAACGGAAACGTGAACATGAGCGGAAACACGCGGAGTTTCAGCCTGACTATTGATCCGAACACGGGAACCACCTCAAGGTATTTTTACCTGCTGGTTACTGACACAGACAATAACGTGGACGTTGTAAGGAACATGCAGATAACGCAGTTGGGAGCAAGCCCTGCACTTTCGGCTAACAAGTTTTATTACACCCGTTCAGCAGGCTCAACGGTAACGCCTACCGTTCCTTATCCTTTCCTTGGCAGCAACCAGGCTTCGCTAAACTACACCGCAGGAACCGAAGGCAGTTATCATACCTTTGAGTGCGACGGGAATATAAGCGAAATAGCAAATAGCGGTTTTTCTGAAAACACGGCTATAACCGAGTTCAAGGTATCAACTGTTTGTACTGTGATAAACGAACGTGCTTTTGAACGTTGTTTCAATATGATTTCAGTAGAAGCGGAGGGAGTTACTGTTTTAGGAACCGCTGCTTTTGCAAACTGCCAAAGTTTGAGAAACGTAAAGCTTGGTGCTGTCACTTCCTTTGGTGCGTATTCCCTCCAAGGCTGTAGTAACCTTTCTAACATATACTACGGCGGAACCGTTGCACAGTTCAACAGCGCTACCATGTATTACGGAGTGTTTTCGGGTGTTGCGACAAACGTTGTCCACTGCACAGACGGAGACGTTACTATTTCCAACACTTGACGATATTGTCTAATATAAAAAAATATTTGAGATTTCCAAACTTTATTTTCCGAAGGTCCTGCAAACGCTTGCGGGACCTTTGATATTAAAAAAAGAGATAAACTATTTTCTATATGGCAGATTTAGAGAAAACTCCGATCATACAGTTTCGCACGGATGACAGCGGCATAGTTAAGGGGGTTACTTCAGTAAAGGAACTCAAACTTGCGATATCGCAGTTGAAGGACGATATCGTTAAGATGAGACAGGCGGGCGAAGATACTACGAAGGCTACCAACGACTTGCAGGCTGCACAAAGGGAACTAAATACCGTTATGGGTCTTACAAAAAAAGGCGCAGATGGTGTGGAGGGCTCTTATGACAACCTGGTCGCAAAACTCCGTGAAGCGAAAACGGAGTGGCGTGCCCTTCCGAAGTTCATAAACGGCGAACTAAATCCCGCTTGGGAAAAGGCAAGGGAACAGGTTGAAAAATACAACACTGAACTCAAGAACTATGACGCTTCCGTAGGCGTTTATACCAGAAACGTAGGTAACTATAAATCAGCCCTTGAAGGATTTTCAGGGACTATGGGACAGGCTGCACAGACAGGCGGTGATTTAAGGAACGGCTTGCAGTCTATTTCAAGTTTTATGCTCATGGCAGGTGTGAACACCGACGGCATGAACGACACCATGAAAGCCTTGACTATCACGGTTCAGGCGCTTCAAGGTTTGAAGGGACTTGGC